TGTCCGCGAGCGTTACCGGAAGCGAGAATGTGCAGTAAAAGCTTAACTGAATGTAAGAAAATGGAGGATTCTTTCTTTAAGACTTTCATCTTGATTTGAAATTATTTTAATTTTGCTTTTTATTAGTTCTTTACCATATTTGCAAACAAGTTCCCCGAAGCATTCCTCTAAAAATGATGATGGGTACCCCCAAGTATCATCCATATCAATTTCTATGACTTCTACGTTTGAATCTTTTATAATGGGTTCCAAAATATCCTCTCGAAACTCTTCACCCGACTTTGAACTATCGACTCGATATCTGTGCCCAACAACATCGGAAAAATCTTTTGCCACTTTTATTTTCTTTATCATGTTGTTTTTACTTGTTGTTAATCTAATTTAAAACGGATCATACTCGGCCACACCATGCAGAACGATCCGTCTGATCGTTGATAATCTCATATCTGTCTGAAGTCCTATACTCTCAAACCTACCATCAACGTACTGAATTTTCCACTCGCGCAATCTGATACTAACAAGACTGGATATTTCTGAAGCGCTAATGGGTGACCTATCTGTAACATTTTCACGAAATTTATTGATGCGTTTGTATATGTCATTATGATCTCTTCTAAGTTCATTTAGAATTTTTTGAATTTGGTTGGCTGATAAAAGATTTAGTTTATCAGCCATTACTAATCTTGAACTAATTATCGTAAGTATTTCCTTTGAATTTCCTATTTTTCGATTAAAAGCAAAAAGATATTTGAGTCGTTGCTTACGTTTTTTGTTACGTTCATCTTCATTCATCGCTCTATCATGCATTTGGGTTTTTTATTCGATTTCTTAACTGACCAAGTTCCAAGTTCCTTGAATTGGACGATTTTGTTTTCATCTTCATTAATCATTTTTTCTGTTCACCCTTTTAAGCTACCAGACCAAAGAATCAATTTCATACATTAAACAGAATAATAGCGCAAGTGAGAAGTCAGAATCTAAACCAAATATATATTTCCAATTTAAACAAATAAGCAGATAAACAAACAGAAGGCGGCGAGTCATCGCAATTATTATAACTGCCATCTCTTATAACTCATCCTTATTCAAAACAATCAGAGCCAGAGCTGAATTAATAGAAGATGACGTAAAAACCTCATCATAAAAACAATTATTAACCTCGATGCTATCAAAGCCGGCTTCAATTCCGATATAGTTTTTCTGCATGATGGGGAGCGCTATACTCCAAAGTAAACCGGTCCATCGAGCATCAGTTTTGAATGAAGGCAAGCGTTCTTCAATAGTATTTGTTCTTGTACGCCATCCAATATCTGGGTTATACTCCCATCCTAAAACATCTTTTGCTATTACTTTGTCCGTAAGGTCGTTTTCGGTAATCATAACTTTCCTCGTCAGTCCCAGCCCAAAGTTATATTAACTTTATCTAATTCATCAACTGTCTCTATAGATTGTAGTAAAACTTCTAAACTTGCAGCTTTTTGCAAAAGCAACGTCTTCCGAATAGCTCCGTCGCTTAGGACTTGTTTGATTTGATTCGCTGTATGATTTCTGTAGTCTTTGATTCCATTTTCATTTGTGCATTTGCACGAAACAGAAGCATTCAAAGAAACTAAACCGACCAGATTTAGCTGGTCGTCTCTGTCACTGCCATAAAAGTGCGGTGTATCTAACGCATTGGAAACAAAGCCGGCAATAATCTTTGATTCACATATAGAATCTACAAGTTTAATCAAAGAATCTTTCTTTTGAATAAGATCGATAATCCAGCCATCTGTTTCTGTATAAATTTGGAATGGCAACAAAGAACCATCTTCGTTCTTTAGAGGTTCGAGATCTGTTTCTGTTTCCGGATTAATTTGCTCTTCCCAGCTTTGTAAAATTCTTTCTTCTTTCGAGATTTTGTTATAAACCTTTCTCGATTCAAAATATTGCGCAATTCCATCTTTGATTTCCGCAAGAAATAATTCCCCGACTTGCGGGTTATAATGAAGTGAATATACAATTTCATGCTGGTCTGGTTTAAAATTTGCCCAAGCGCTCGTACCTGACATTTGGTTTGAATCTGCGTTAATCCAAACAACTTGTCTATTCAATTTGTCTAATATATAGTTCATTACGCTACCCTCACTTTGTATTTTACTGCAATATATGCAGGGGTAGTTTCGTTGCCGGTCCGGGGAGTTCCGTTTGTACCGTCGCTAGTAGGATATAGCGGGTTGCCAGTCCCAATTGCACTTCCGGGCATAACGGCTGATCCACCGGATTGAATCGCGTTAATGACAAACCCCTGAAACCTGTCTTGTCCCGCATATCCGACTGCGCCACCATCGTAATTCCCGCCAGCTGCTTTTGCTCTAGTTCCGTGTATCCCGGCACCTCGCGGGAAAATTCCGCGACGGTCCGGAACGTTGAATGTACTCGAACCGTCTCCAAAACCGTATTCAATATTTATAATCATCTCTCCCGTTTGAGAAGAGGTTAAATCTAAAATTGAACCGGTAGAGGTAGAAGAAATCTGGAAGTCGTTGGTGGTTGGATTACGAACATAATAATTTGTTAATGCTGTAATCCCGCCTCCTGTAAAAGAAAACTTTACAAGTTGTCCCTCGATACAACCGTGATTTGTGCAACTGATTCGATCCGTTGCAGCAACAATTCCGGTAACGTTACGACGAACCAAGTTCCAAAGCGCGGAAAATGTGACTCTGGATATTACCTGAGCATTTGCGTCTTTAAAATAAGATGAGGATAGTATATTTAAACTATCTTCGACAATGCCACCTAATGGAACGATAAGATTTGTTAATCCTAATATATCACTTTGCCTTGCAGCTTCCTCCGAACTGATCCAGCTTTCAAGTGCATTGAGCGCGCTTGAAATACTCGAACGTGAGCTATTGAAACGACCGACTAACGCAGATAAAGAACCAACCTTAATATCCGTGTCTAACTTAGAATTCGTAACCGAGTTGTCACGGATATTGCCTGACTTGATACGACACAAAGATCGAAGATCATTTAAAATAGAAATTGCACCGTTTAAACTACGAATCTTAAAAAGAACAACGTCTTCCGAATCCGTAGTTTCTTTAAACAAAATCTCGAACGAGTTTTGACGGTATGTATTTGCGTATCCGGTAGAATCGAGATACGAGGAAGTCTCGGTTTGAAACTTGTGACGTAAAACAACAAATGAATCTAAATTCTGCCTGGTTACGAGAAGGTTATTTTGCGCGGCTACATGGATCCGCCTACCTTTGGAATCATACGCTACAATTTCCGTAAGGTTTATCGTATTTGGACTTGCGCCAGGAGTAAGATCACCACCGGACAAAACTTCACCTGAAACGAGATCGGAAAAACGTTCTATAATCTCGTCTTCCATACGATTGTGTTCGGTTTCAAAATCACCTTGAAAAACCGGCTTACCATTAACCGGAAAATTTAAACCTCTTAAATTACTCATTATAAACTCCTAATATACTAACCAATATAATTCAGCGCCTAACAACGTTTCGGACAATCGGGCTCCTTTCCAAGTCTGTCCGTCTTCCAGAGTTGGAGGAGGATCGGAAGGATTTAGTTCTTCCCAAATTTCCCAAACGTTACCGCCTATGTTGATTGCGTCTAAAATACGGATTAGATTTTGACGGGATTTTTTGTTAATTGAAGGGATGTAGATCCGGAAAGCATAAAAACAATAATCACGGGATCCAAGGATAGTTCCGATCGGATCGCCCATTCTGTATTTATAATCAAAAACTTGTTCGACTGAAATTTGATCCGTTGAAAGTCCGGTGATCCTTGAAATCAGATTCTTTTTAGCAAAAAGTGTTGGCGGAAGACGACGATATTCCGCTAAGAATAAGATTCTGAGATAATACGAACTATCCGATTCACCTATTTCGCGTGACAAGCAGTATCTCGCTCCCCACCAATCGAGGCCCTTACCGTCTGCTGTATCCACCCAGATTTGTTTGTATAACCAGTTGGATCTTTTGAGTCGTTCCTGAATTACGATCAGAAGCGCAAATAGAACTCTATACCAAAGGCTGTTGGAAAGACCACCGGTTCCGTTCTCGTTTATAGAAACTGGTAAGGGAGAAGTTTGGCGAATAGATCTTCTTAAGTTTGCCCAAACCAGAGAATTGAAATCGAAACGAAAACGACTCATGAATATACCGTTGCCGTAATATCAAAACCCGATCCTTTGATCGCAAGGCTACCGGCGGGAACAGAAATGTTGTCCCCGTTGTTGACGTCACACTGAACCGCGTCTGGAAGATTTAAAAGATTGGAGCGAAGGGAGCTAGTAACAAAATCGTCACCGTCTCGAAGAGAGAAGAAAAACGTATCTACAATGTTTTCGAGTGTGATTGAATCCGGAATTGATTCAGCCGAAGCGAAGTATATAATAAAAACCTTATTGATTTCGATTGCATTAATATTTTCACAGACAACTTTTGCAACTCCTCCAGGATTTTTGTCTTCGCTATCAAAATGTGTTTCTACGATTTGCAACTGCGCGGATGAAATTGTTCCACTGGCTCCTTTGAGTAGAAGTTTTATAACTCCCGGGATTCCGATCGCCTTGCTACTTTTAAATATGGCTCTTTCTACAAAAGAAAATCCTAATGCTTCGCTGACGTACCATTCTGGAGTCCACAAAGATGAAGATTTGATTTCCGCCTCTTGCAAACGAGACCGAACGCTTGCAATCGTTTCCCTATCACGCGCTACAAATTCAGGAACCGTATTCGGGTTATATACAACGTCACAGTCTTCGATATAGTCGATGATTTCGGAAATTGCGTTTTGGGCAACGTTGCCTTTTGTACCAAAAAGAAGAGCTTCGCAAATCACTTCCACCGTATGAAACCCTCTTGAATCTACAGGAGTTGTAGGAAGAATTTTCGATTCTTGTGTAATTTGAAACTGAATCTTGTGATCCGCAGTTCCTACGATTTTTCCGACGGGAATGAGAACTTCGTAAGGAACGGTCGTTTTAGAACCAATTCGGATTCTATGTTTTGCGTTAGTCGCTTCTTTCCACTCAAGACCGTAACGTTTAAGCCATTCGTGTAAGTCTTCTTCTTCGGCTGTATGATAGTGAATTGCTTTTTGGAGTGCTACAAGATTTTGATCGATGAATAGATAGATTGCGTTTGCAAGAGATCTTAAAATTGTACTGGCTTTTGAGTCCCGAGTAAAATCATGACTTTCAAAAACCTTAGAGTTTGAAACGTTACGCTCAATCTCTCTTTGAACGTTTGATTTTGTGGTGTATAATATCATGAGTTCCCTCCAAGATTTAGGGAAAGTTCTTCTCCAGTTTTTAATCGGAAATAAATAGAAAGTCCTTCTTTGAGTACGGAAATCTTAATTGTGTCGGAATCGATTTGAGGGAATTGAGATAAGATCCGGAATGCGTCGTTCATGCGTTCTTGAGGACCGCTATCGTCATCTTCGTAGAGGTGCTTACGTTGGCGGCTATAGATTTCGGGGAAATCGATGTCGTCCGCAGGAGTCATGTCGAAGGCTTCGATCACCATCGAACGCACGACTTCTATTTCCGATTCGCTTTCCGCAAAATCAAAGTTTTTAGAATCAAGTAGTAAATCGGATGTAAGTGCGTCGGTTAAAAAATCCACAGATAGAGGTTATCTGTGAGTAAGAAGACCGCAAGCGATTCAGGTAATCCGTAGGAATGGATGTCCGCTATGTCTTCTATTTTTTGTTTGAGATAGCAGACCAAAGTTTATGTCTTTCCGTACTTGAGATTAGAAACTTTTAGAGCAGGAGGAACCGAAGGAATTGGTTTTGAAGAAATGGCTCCTGCAAGTCCGGCTTTGTAAGATGCCCCTCCATCCATAGGCGTCACGGGCGAAGTTTGAATTGCGGTGTAGAGGGCTTGTAAAGAGGAAACGATTCCGTTCATCCAAGTTTCGAGTGCGTTGGTATCGACTCCGGAAATGCTTGCGTCTCCTATATCCACCTTTCCTTTAAAGTTAATTTTGTTCTGAATGGAATCTAACGCGACTTCTAAAGTGGGACCGTTTTTTAAAGTCAGCTTTCCTTCCGCGAGTTTACCGAAGACAGAAAGTAATTGAGAATGATCAATTTTAAAACCTTGATCGTCTACTTCAATCTCGCAAAGCTCTGCAACTTTTGTTTTGATCTTTGCAATTTTGTTGAAGCCGATTGCAACGGCTCTACTTACGTTGTTGTCTCCAAAGAGTATAATACAACGACTTCCGGGAGCTGGTTTGATAGGCCAAAACCAGCGAACATCTTCCTTATTTGCACCGTTGACTGTCGCGGTTAGAAGCCCAGGTTTCCCGGAATCATCAGGATCCTCCTGGACGCGAACGACTGTAGCCATCGTTGCCCAATTGATCGTAAACTCACTAAAAAAGAGAGTAACTATATCCTGAGCAACGCTCATACGGCATCCTTAAACTTGACTACAGCCGGGTGGATCACTTGTCGAAAGGTTGCGTTTTTAGCGGACCAAGTTTTAACTACTTTATCTACAAAAATGTCCTTCGATCTAAGTTCATCATCAGGATCTTTGAATGTTATGATTTCCGAATGTTGTACCGAAGGAGCTCCGAAGGTCTCAAATTCTCCGAC